CGGCCAGCTTTTTCAGATCCATGGATTGCTCCTGATTGAGCGCGGTGAGCCCGCGCAGGTTGGGATAATTGACCAGAGCGGCATTCTTGATCCGCAAGACCCGATACGCTGCGTCGTGGATGATGACCGGGCTGATGCCGCGATAGGACTGATCCGCCAGCAATGCACGACCGGCGGCATTCCAGGCGACGTGCCCCCAGATGCCGCCCGCGCGAACTTCCATCGCCTTGATCTTGCCGCGCGCTGGCGACGGGCCACCCTTGCCGGCAGCCAGTTCCGAGGCGTGGTTTTCATCAACGATCAGGCCGTTCGCCTCGCGGGGATCGGCAAACAACGAGGCGGTGATAACCGCCTCCGCGTCGGCGACCCGGAACGGGCCCCGGCCGTCGAACGTGCGGATTTCGCCGTCGATCGGCAACAGATGCACCCACTCCGGCACGCCATCCGTTTCGGGAAGGTCGAGTGCCGCAAGCGTCGCGGTGAACAGGCGGGTGTCGGGGCTCTTTGTCATGCCCCGTTGATGCCACACCGCCGCCGCCTTGTGCCGGGGGATGCAGTTTCGGGGGTGTCGCCGTGGGGCAGAGCAGCACGTGCTGGCGGCGCCGGAACAACCGGCTTCAGGTCAGACCATGATCCGGCCCGCCCCGCCGGTCAAGCCTGCAGCGCCGCCGCCAGGGCTTCACTGACGATGTCGAGGATCCCGCTGCGGTCCTCATCCGACAGCCCGAGAAAGGGGCGCGCCGGGATGTCGCCCCAGGGGCTGGAGCCATCGACATGGCCGCCACCCTTGCCGGTGTAGAAATAAGCCCCGAGCGCGCCCTTCACCGCCCCGAACTGCATCACCGCCGCCTGGATCGCGTTCGATCCGACCTGGACGCTGTCTGGCCCGTAGCTGTGGGCAATCTGCTGCCCCATATCACCGCTCTGCCGCAGCGGCGTGGGGCCGAATGTGATCTTGCGCCTGGCATAGATCGCCAGCGTGGCGGCCGAGCGCGGGGCGAAGGGACTGCCTTCGGGCGTCTTGCCCGCTGCCATGCGGTCCTTGGTCGCGGTCACCAGAAAATCGCCGATCTCGTTCATCACCGGGCTGAGGTCCGCGAGCAGCGCCTCCAGCCCGGACAGCGCCGCCTGAAGTTCGGCATCCTTGAGTTCAATGGTGATCATCGCCCCCCCCGTGCTGATAGCTGATGCCGTAAGGCGGATCGCTGATGATGGCATCGCAGCCCAGCCTGCCCGCCGCCAGCAGCGCCAGCGCATCGCCGCACATAAGGGTGGCCGGGCCGATGGTGACGGTGGTGGGCCTGTTGCTTTCGCTCATTCTGCTGCCTATGTTCTGTCTGCGGGTGTGACACGGTAATATTCTCCCGGCCGTAGCACGATCTTCGGATCGGAGCGCCATGCAGGGGTTCCGGGCAACCGGGCGGGGGGCCCTGCCACCCGCATCACGGCAGCGCCTTTCCCAGCAGCCGGTTCAGTTCCCGGTCCCGCCGGGCCGCGTCCCGGCTCAGACGTCGGAAGCTGGTGACAAACAGCCCCTCGCCGGATCGCGTGGCCTTTACCACCAGCACATGGCCCTGGCTGCCCGGCTCAATCAGCAGGTAGATCAGAGATTGCGGCGTGTCTTGGATGCGCCGCGTCGCATGATCGACAACCGTCTGGGCCATGGCATAGTCTGCCGCCGTAAGATCGCCATGAACGAGTGCCTGCTTTCGCGCAGTCTCGGCGGACAGATCGGCGATCGTGGTGCGCGCGCCGAGTGCCGCCGCATCTTCGGTTGTGATCCGTGCCAGTGGCCAAACCCCACGTGGCGCAGCAAACCAACCCGCGAAAGCCTCTGACTGCACCATGCTCTGGATCAGATCGCCCGCGATCTGCGGTGGCAGCACCTCCGCCTTGGCCCGGACCGCCGCCAGCACGTCATCAACCGCACTTGCCCCCGGCGCGTAGTCCCAGCCCTTGCCCACCCCGGCCGGCGTGCCGGTCTTCGGGTTCAGCCCCTCCCAGCCGTCCGGCAGTTGCTTGCCCGGGTCGCCGCCCACCCGCCGGATCCCGGCCTCGGTGCGCGCACCGGTCACATAGCAGGTGCAGCCCCAGTCGTTCGGCGGATAGTGGGTCGCCCAGAACGGATGATCCGGCGGCAACGCGGTGCCATTCCACGCCAGATGCAGCAGACGTGGTTCCAGCGCGTTGCCGTGCCGGTAGACCCAGAATTTGAATTTGCCGTCCACCAGTTGCGCCATGCGGCCCGCCGCGTAGCTGGTCAGCATGTTGGTGCGGTAGATCACCCGCATCCGCCACGCCTCGCCCCTGGCCGTGCCTTCGCCGGTCCAGCCGTGCCAGCCGTGCTGTTCGACGATGGTGCGAAACGAGGTCTTGAACGCCTCGAACCCGGTGCCCTCGCTGATCGCCCGGTCCACCGCCGCCCCCAGGTCGGCCAGCAGGTCGGCCTTGACCGCCCCCGCCACCACGAAGGCGCGGTCGTGCTCGGCGTGCGAGAGATCATCCCACCGCGCGGTCGGCACCAGATTGCCAAGCCGCCGCCGGTAGGCCGCGACCTGCGCGTCAAACGGGCGGCGAAAGCTGGCGGCGATGTCGCTCACCCGGCGGCCTCATCAACCGCCACGCGCCCGGCCCCGTGCGCGGCCAGCATCCCCGCCGCCAGCGTCGCCGCCAGCCCGCTGCCGTCAAGGTCCGGGAAGCCCGCCAGCAGCATCGCGCGGAACTCATCCAAGCTGCCCGCCGCCGCCAGCATTGCCTCGATCCGCCCCAGCATCATTGCCATCGCCGGGGCGGCCTCGATCGCCAGCCGGGCGGTCAGATGGTCCACCGGATCAGACCCCTGATTTTTGCCCGCTGACGGCCCTTGCGCATTCAGGGCGGCCGATGTGCCCGGAAGGGCGTCACCCCGTTTAATTTCGCCTGAAACCCGTTTAATCTCGCGATCCGGACCGGGAGTGTCCGTCGGCAGTGCGCCCGCGAGCGCTGGCCGCAGCATTTTGGCCCCTTTCCGGGGTTCCGGCAGACCAAAGCGCTGCAGCATGGTTGCCTGCTCGACTTCAAGGCCGCGGTCGATCAGCGGGCCCAGTGCATCGGCCAACGCCTTCAGGTCTTCCTGTTGCGGGTCTTCGATGCGCAGATGCGGATAGACCCGCTGCGGGCCAAATTCCATCTGCACCCAGATCCGGATCAGATCACGGTTCAACACCGCGGCCAGCACCTTGGCATCCGCGCTCTTGATGTCGGCGCGCACGTCGCCATGCTCTTTGCCCGACCCCAGGCCGCCCACCACCGCATCCGTGGTCGCCGTCTGGCCCAGCACGGCCTTGGAGACCTGCTGATCAAGGAATTCGACCCGCTCCTTGTACATGCCGTGGCCCGCGCCGACATTGCCGCTCTCGATGAACTCGATCATCATTGACTCCGGGATGATCGCCGCGCAATCCCCGGCGATATTGGCCACCGCCCGGAACAGCGTGGCCTTGTCCTCTGCCGTGGCACCGGCCCCGAACTTGCCGACCCGCACCGGCTGGCCGTAAGTCTGGCTGAAGATCGCCCAGTCACGCTGGGTGTACATCTTGAAGAGATACGCCCAGAGCGCGGCACGGGCGATACCGCCGCGCACCGGCAGGCCCGACTTTGCCTGCATCCGGGCAAAGATGAATTTGCCCGCCTTCAGGGGTTCTTCCTGCCCGCCCTCGACCAGCAGCATCGGCGTGGTCATGTCGCGGCGATCAAACCGGAACCAGCGCGGGTCACGGGGCTCGAGGCGCGGCAGGTATTGGCCTTCCGACTCCTCATACGTTACCTCGGTGAACGAATAGCCCTTGCCGACCGCGTCAAGGATATCGAACAGCTCTTCCTGCAACGCGTCGCGCTTCAGCCAGTCGCGCACCATCTGGGCATGGGTTTCATGCTCTGGCGCATCCGACCCGGCTTCAACGGTCACCTCGATCTGGCTGACCGCGCGGCGGCGGGTGCCCAGCACCCCGAGGTAATGCAGATCCCGCTCTTCTATGGTTTCGGCCAGTTCGAGATAGCGCAGCGGGTCACCCGCATCCGCCTCGCGCAGGATCGCGGCCAGCGTGGCCGGGGTCAGACCGTCGCCGGGATAGCCGGTGATCGGGCTGCGCACCCCGCCATAGCTCGCCGCCGCCACCTCCTGGGTCAGCGCCTTGCGTTCGATCGGTTTGCCATAGGCATCCAGCAGGACGGGGGATTTCATGGCTTGCTCCTTCTGTGGCAGCGTTGCTGCCCATGTTTCCCGGCCCAATAGAGCCAAAGCCCGAGATCGCCCGCCAAACCACCGAGGCCGCGCATTGTGGTCCGGAACAGCCACCGCATCAGATGCCCCCCCGCAAGCCAGCGCCGAGCGGCGGAGTGAACCAGTCGCGGGCACGCAAATCATCATCTTCGGGGGTCAGGCCCGGTTTCCCACTCTGGCTCTGGCCGCGCGGCACCGCCTGATAGCCATATTCGACAAAGCGCTGGCGGCTGGCCCAATGGGCGAGGGCGACGGCAATCGCGTGGTCGCCGTGGCGCTTCCTGCCCGTGGTGCCTTCCCGCAGGGCAGGCACGCGGGCGATCCCGCGCACCAGCTTGACGGCGCGCAGATCGGACAGATGCTCGGCATCGGCGATCAGGTCCATCATGTCGTCTTCAATCGCGGCCTTCAGCGGCGGCATGTGCAGCCGGTACCATTCTTCGGAGAATTTGACCGCCATCACCAGGCCGGAACCTTGCGGGTCTTCGCGCAGGCCAAACTCCCGGCCCAGATCTTCGGCCACGGTCCAGCCCATTCCGGTGGCGTCAAACGCGGCCCCTACAAGGCGGGCGCGCACGCACTGCAAGATCATCCGCACGATCTGCTTTTGCTCGACCCCCGGCACGTTGCGCAATTCAAACGCCAGAACCTCGCGGCGTTTCAGGCGCTGTTCAATGGCGATTAAAGACCCGGCTGTGAGGTCGGCCACGCGGGCAAAGTCGAAGCCGAAGGCAAACTGCGGCCCGAGATCAAGGGCTGCGAGCTGCGCCCGCAACGCTTCGAGAAAAGGGGCCATCACCGCGGCCTGTTGCAGGCGCGCGCGGAACATGTAGTCCGGTGGCAGTTCCAGCCGCAGCACCGGCGTCTTGACCACCATGCGCGCTTCGATCAAGGGCGCTGGCAACCATGAGCCCGACGACAACGACGGGATGCAAAAGAGTTCCTCGTCAGCGCCATCGCCGTAGAAGTCGATGATGTCCTGCCGCCAGGCCGCCTCTGACGCCGCCGACCACGCCTTGCCGGTGACCAGACAGATGCGCTGATACAGCCCCTCGGTCAGCGCCTGATCGAAGTCGATGCGGATATGCTGGTATTTTGACCGCCCGGCGAGGATGTCCTGGATTGTCGCGTTGAACGCATTGTCAACGCCGTCATGGGTAGAACAGACCACGACCTGACCGCCCCACATGAGGAACGCCAGCGCCGCCTTCAGAAGTTCCGGCAGGCTGTCAACGAAGGCCGCCTCGTCGATGATGATCACGCCCTGCTTGCCGCGCAGCCCGCGCGGGGCCGAACTGAGCGCCATGATCTCGAAGCCAGAGGCAAACTTGATGCGGAAGGCGTTGATCGCCTTGTCGGCGTCGTCCTGGTCAAACAGCGTCTCTTCGATCTCGCCCGCTGCCACGTCGAAAGCCCGGGCCCACATCGCACAAGCGTCAATGAACTCGCGGGTCATCTCGCGCGAATACGAGATGTACATCACGTCCATGCCGCCCGCCGCCTTCTGGCGACCGGCGCGCAGGGCACCATAGGCGGCCAGACCCCACGTCAGGCCGATCCGGCGCGACTTTTCCACGAACAGAACCGGGCACGTGCCATCCAGCAGCGACACGGTGCGCGCCTGATAGGGCAGCAGCACCTTGGGCAAGCCAACCTGGGCAATGACCACAGGCAGCGCCTCGGTTGCGGCGCGGCGCTGGCGCTCCCATTCGGCGGCAGAGATCGGGGCGGTCATCACGCCACCCCCAGGATCTGCGCCTTGATGGCCTCGGCGGTTTCCACCGTCAGGCCCTTGGCCCGCGCCACCGTCTCGACAGCCGTTCCGATGCGGCTCTCGAACTCCGCCTCGACCTTGCGGCGGCGATCGGTCGAAATGCTCTGCGCCTGCGCTGCCGACTTGAAGGCGGTGGCGAGCAGCATGGCGTCTTTCGGCGCGATGCCGTCAGCGCCGTCGCCCAGCATGTGCAGCACCAGCGCCTTGATCGTCTCGGCGGTCATGATGGTCAGATCGTCGCTGTCCTTGGCGTCGAAACTGGCTGACAGCGCCGAGACGATCTGGCGGGTCTCATCGAGCCGCCGGGTCAGCCGCGCCAGCCGGATCGAGTAGCGGTTGAAGCTCGAAAACGCCGGGATCGCGAACTCGAGCTCGCCCCGGTGCTCGGCCATGAGCTGCTCGCACTTGCCGGTGAACTCGGCATAGATGTCGGTCTGCGTGCGCTCGCGCAGGCCAAGCTCGGCCGCGGCCCAGGAGATGATGCCATCGGCCTCGGGCGGCATCAGATCGATCGCCGAAAGGCGGCCGCGGGTCACCTTGTCGGGTGTGGCTTTGGCCATGTCATTCACCGCCGCGGCTGGGACGCGCGATGCCCTCGATGGCAATGGCACGGCGCAGATGGCGCGCACCCTTCTCAGTGAGTATCCGTCATGCGCAAGAGCATTTTGGCACCCAGAGCCGGTCAGCCTTGACCAGCGCATTGGCGGTTTCAAGGAGCTTTCGCATGATTGCGACGATGGCGACTTTGGCGGGTTTCCCGGCCTCGCGGAGCGCGGTGTATTTAGCCTTGAGGTCGGG